ATTTTATACGCAAAATTAAATCTAAATCGTGTGGGTATAGATATACCAAACTAAAACCAGTTTAAGTTCAGTTAATGAGAGGGAGAAAAAAAATACCAACAAAAGTAAAGGAGCTAAAAGGCACACTAGAGAAATCCAGGTTAGTGGGAAATGAAATGGAAACTTCTCAAGTTGTTAGTATGCCTTCGGCTCCCTCCTTTCTCAATAAGCAAGGTGCAGATGAATGGGACTTAGTCACTAACGAACTAGCTAACATTAAGATGTTACACTTGACAGACCTATCAATCTTAGCAGCCTATTGCAATGAGATAGGCATTTACAGAGAGATAGCTCAAGAGTTACAAGGCAACTTTACAGAACAGACAGTTGATAGAGATGGTAGGTTAAGGTCTAGTAAGATTGCACCTAAATATAAAGTAATGCAAAACGCTTTACAGAATGCGATGAAAATTGCTACGCAATTTGGATTTACTCCAAGCTCAAGAGCATCCCTTAGTATGCCAGAACAAGATATGGAAAGGACTGACGATTTTAATTTCTTTGATTAATGAAACTTAAAGAGGACAAGACTTTTTACTTTGATGAGAAGGCAGCAACAAGATGCATATTTTTTATCGAGAATCACATCAAGCATATCAAAGGAGAGTTAGGAGGTCAGCCATTTAAGTTAGAGCCATTTCAGAAAACAATAGTAAGAGATTTATTCGGTTGGAAGTATAGAGATAGTGGTCTAAGAAGATTTAGAACTGCTTATATTTGTCTACCAAGAAAGAATGGAAAGTCTACTCTTATAAGTGCTATTGCTTTGTATATGTTACTAGCCGACAATGAGCCATCTGCTGAGTGTTATATTGCTGCTGGAGACAGACAACAAGCTGGAATTATATTTGACGTAGCTAGTGGAATGGTTAGAGCTGACAATCAACTAAACAAGAATCTCAAGGTATTTAAGAACTCTATCATCCACGAGAAAAGCAACTCAGCATTTAAGGCTATTAGTTCTGAGGCTTCTAGTAAGTTTGGATACAACGCCAGTTTTATTTGTATGGATGAGTTCTTTGTCCAGAAAGACTCAAGCCTATGGGATGCCTTGACTACTTCGGTAGGTAGTAGGAGACAGCCAATGACAATAGCCATTACTACTGCTGGATATAATCGAGAGTCTATATGCTACAAGACTGAGGAGTATGGTCGTAAGGTATCTGAGGGAATAATAAAAGACGATAGCTTCTACTATGTTAAGTATTTCTGTGACTTAGAAACTGATTGGACTACAGAGGAAGCATTAAGAATAGCTAATCCAGGAATAGAAACTGGAGTAGTTAAATTAGACTATCTTAAAAGAGAGCAAGAGAAAGCTATCAAGCTACCTAGCTATGAGAACACTTTTAGAATGCTACATCTTAATCAATGGATGTCATCAGCTAGTAAGTGGCTTAGTGACCAGCAATGGATGAAGTGTAATAAAGCACCAATACGTTTAGAGGATTATAAAGGTATGACAGCTTACGCTGGATTAGATTTAGCTTCGGTTAGAGACATTAGTGCGTTTTGTATTTTGATTCCAGAGGATGATAGGTTTACAGTTATCCCTTACTTCTTTGCTCCTAAAGAAAATGCTTTTATTCGTTCAAGACGAGACCAAGTAGACTACATAGGCTGGGAGAAAGAGGGATTGATGGAACTAACAGAGGGCGATGTCACAGATTACAACTATATAAAACGTAGAATAAAAGAAGTAGCTGAGGTTGTAAACATAAAGTCGATAGCCTATGACCGTTGGAATAGCTCGCAGCTTATCCTGGATTTAGTAGAAGAGGGTTTACCTTGTGAACCTTTCGGTCAAGGATTTGGTAGTCTCTCAAGCCCAACAAAACAACTAGAGAAGCTCGTACTAGGCAAACAGATTAACCACGCTGGTAATAAAGTGTTGAGGTGGATGTGTTCTAACTTAGCTATGAAAACAGACCCAGCTGGAAATATAAAAATGGATAAGAGTAAATCAACTGAGAAGATTGATGGAATGGTTGCACTTGTTATGGCTCTAGGTTGTTATATGAATGATGATTCTAGCGACACTTCTACCTATGATGATAGGGGAATAGTATGGATTTGACTTTTGCGATTTCTCTTATCTTTGTAATGTAATTACAATTTTATGGGACTATTTGACTTCTTGCGTTCTGAGAAGAGGGGCGATAATTTTTTAAAGGCAGTTTTCGGTGGCTATGGTGCAGCCAACAGAACAGCAGTAACTAGAGATACATCTTTAACATTTAGTGCAGTCTTTGCGTGTGTTAGAGTTATTAGTGAATCAATAGCAAGTCTACCCATAAAAGTTTACAGAGTCGAGGAGGATGACGATAAGATTACTGACGTCAGCCATCCAATCTACCGACTACTAGCTAGAAATCCTAATAGCTATATGACACCATACACATTCCTAGATACTCTAATGACCAACTTATTACTAGAGGGGAATGCGTATTACTACATTTCTAGAGATTCTAACGCTAGACCCATAGAGTTAATTCCTATCAATCCAGAAGATGTTAAAGTAATTAAGCACGAAGGACAAATCTATTACGACATTAAAGACTATGAGATAGGAGTAATGAAAGAAGATATGTTACACTTTTTTAACTTATCTTTTAACGGATGCGAGGGAGTTAGCGTATTGAAAGCTCAGAACACTACAATAGCTACTTCTATAGCTGCTAACGATACAGCCAATAGTTATCTGGGAAACTCTGCTCAAGTAGGAGGAGTTATTAAACATCCAGGCAAACTTAGTAAAGAAGCTGTAGCAAGATTAAAGAACTCTTGGAATCAAAATTACTCTGGCTCTTTTGTAGCTGGTAAGACTGCTATCCTTGAGGAGGGTATGACATTCGAGCAAACTAATATTGATGCTAATAAGTATCAGCTTTTAGAGACTCGTAGATTTCAGATTGAAGAAGTCTCGAGAGCGTTCAAAGTTCCATTATCGATGATTGGTCATCTCGAAAAGGCAGCTAACTACTCAAGTATAGAAGCATTAAGTATTGACTTTGTTAGGTTCACATTGATGCCTTATATGGTAATGATAGAGCAAGAGCTTAACAGAAAGTTGTTTAGAGAGACAGAGTTTGGCTCGTTTACTATTAAGCTAAATGCTAATGCTTTACTAAGAGGAGATAGTGCTTCTCGTGCAAGTTATTACAGAGAGATGGCTTCTATTGGTGCTTTGTCTATTAATGAGATTAGACGAATGGAGGACTTGAATAGAGTAGGACCAGAGGGCGACCAATTATTTATGCCGTTAAACTTTGCTCCAGTTGGAGACGTAGAAGAGGAGGACAAAGAGTAATGCCGATACCTACTAAAAATATAGACGAGACTAACGAGGAGTTCATCGAAAGATGTATGTCTGATGAGTTTATGAAAGAGTATGACGACAACGACCAACGTCTAGCTGTATGTTATGCTCAACTAGAAGATGAAGAGGACAGAGCCTTAGAAGATATAAACACTAAGCCAACTCAAGAGATGGCAGACGAAGCTGCACAAGGCTTAGAATGGCGTGAGGAGTTTGGTAGAGGTGGAACAGAGGTAGGCGTTGCAAGAGCAAGAGATATTAAGAACAGAGTAAATCTTAGTATTGAAACAATAAAAAGAATGTACTCTTATTTTAGTAGGCACGAAGTAGACAAAGAGGGACAAGGATTTTATAGTGGTGACGAAGGTTATCCTAGTGCTGGTAGAATAGCTTGGGCATTATGGGGAGGAGATGTAGGCTTTGCTTGGACTAAAAGAAAGATAGAAGAAATAGGTAAAGAAGAAAAATTTATAGATATGAAAAATAAAGAAATAAGAACTATTGACGTTCAAGACTTAGAGCTTAGAATGGATGGAGACAATCCAGTAGTAGTAGGCTACGGTGCTGTATTTAATTCTATGTCTAATGACTTAGGAGGATTTAGAGAGTATATAGGCTCAGAGGCTTTTGAAGGTCGTTTAGAAGATGATGTAAGATTCTTAATTAATCACGATGGTATGCCATTAGCTAGAACGACTAACGGAACGCTAAGACTATCTGTTGATGAGAGAGGATTAAAATACGAGGCTAAATTAAATCCTAATGTATCAACGTCTAGAGATTTAATGGAACTACTAAAAGACGGTACTATCAATCAGTCTAGCTTTGCATTTATTGTAGAGGATGACTCTTGGGAAATGAAAGACGGAATGAATGTAAGAACTATAAACAAAGTATCTAGACTTTATGACGTTTCTGCTGTAACTTATCCAGCTTACAATGAGGCTAGTAGCTCTGTCGCTTTACGTTCTATGGAACAATGGCAAGAAAAAGAAGAAGCTAAAAAACTAGAAGAAAGTTTAGAGGCTGAAAAATTAGAGGGTATAAAAGAAGAAGAAGATTTGAAACAACGCTCCCTCAATGAAATGCGTTTAAAAATCTTAAAAAATAAATATTAATATTAATTTTCTATAAAATGAAAAACTCAAAATCTTACAAAGAGGAAAGAGCTGAGGTTATCGAAAAGATGGAAGGACTTGTAGCATCTGCTGAAGGTCGTGACCTAACTTCTGATGAGCAAAGCAACTTTGACTCTTTAAATGAAAAAGTTGAGGAGTTAAACAAGATGGCTGTAAGAGCTGAATCTTTTGAGAAACTTCAAGCAACTAAAGCTGTTAAAGAAGTAACAGAAAACACTCCTAGCGAAGTGAGAGACTATTCTTTCCAAGATGCTATG